CTTTCTTGACCGATGTATCTACCTTTGTTTTTGTTGCAGGCATCTCACAAGGTTGCTCGCAGGACGCTAAAAATGCTAACGATAATACTAATAATTTAATTCTCATAATTTTTATTTTAATGTTAATATATTTCAAATGTAATGTTTTTTATTGTTTAAAACTCTTTTTTATCTTTCTATTTTCAAATTCTGTTTTGTCTTTTAGGTAAGCAAGGTACAAATAACAAGCGTGTAAGGGATAACGTGACACAGGAGTTCCTAACTCTACCCCAATAATTCTTTGTAACTTTTCATCAGAGAGTGCAACTGATTCTTCGTAACCTCCCCACTTCTTAGCAAATCCTTTGACTCCTTCTCCAACTCCTCCTCCAAATAGTTCGGGATAGCTTTCAGCAATCCGTTCATTAAATTGTAAAAAAAAACCGTTGCACCAAGTACAACCGATAAAGGTGCTTCCTTCATCTGTTCCGAATACTTAGCCGAACCCTCGTAGTCCTCAATCAAATATTTCCCTCTTTGTTCTTGTGTAATAGGTCTGTACATTACTGCCATAGCCTTGTGCATATCATTAAAGTCATTTAGGTACGTTGTAAGGTCTTTATTTTCTCCATAGGTAATATCATCTAACTTTGGTATAAAACCGTATTTAACACCATCTAAAACGAATGTAGGAGTGAATTGCTTGTCTTGTTCAAAGACTGAATTTATCTGTGTAGCATATCCCTCTATCTTTTCAGCAGGCAATCTGTTGAGTTGGTCAAGGGAGATGTTTAAGAACGTTGTAAGCGTTTGGTCCACGGTTGGTTCTTCAAACTTGTTGAATGCTTGGTATTGCCTTAGCGTGATATCGTCAAGGGTTTCGGGTATGTTAATTTGTATCTTCATTTGATTTGATTTGCGTAGTGTCTGTACATTAGTAGAATCTGCTCGTTGAGTTCTGACTGCTTTCCTTTTTCTTTCTTCTGACTGTAAAGCCTATCTCCCAAGACAGTCTCTCCGTTCCTTGTTACTTGTAGCTTGCATTTCCCATACCTACCTTGCTCTTGTGGAACTGCCTCTATCTTGATGCCTTTCTTGAGGCATTTAGACATAGCCAACATATCATCTAATTCGTTTGTTATTGCCATACGTGTTTGATTGCTTCGTTGTACATTGAATCTAATAGTTTGATTTGCTTAAAGTTCTTGGGTTCGTTGATTGAAACTTGCACACCTTTTGCGTGATGTATAAAACATTGAACCATCGCTATCTTTAGATATTTGAGTTCTACCTTCAAAAGATAAACAATCCCGAAAATACTATTGCCCAAAAGAGTACACAGTACCCGATAATTTCCAATGCTGATTCGTTTTTACTTGCTTTCATAATAAAGTTTTTAAGTTAGATATATGCAAATGTAATAAAAAATATCTAATAAACAAAATACTGCCCTTTGTTTGGGTTTTCTAATTGTGAAGTGATTGCATAACGTGCTGCATCAATACAATGGTTAAAAGCATCAATTGGTTTGTTGATAGTGTTCCCTTCTCTGTCTTTCATCCACGTATAGGATTGTAGTTCTTTGATGAGGTTCTTACTTGACCTTGTTACAAAGATTTTGTTCTGATTGATTAAGTTGATTCCGTACACAATAGAATCCTTTCCTTTCGTACAGGGTAGAACTTGATGCCCGTATGTCTTTAACTCTGCTATTGATTTGGGTTCTGCTGAATCTGCGTAAACCATATCCCTAATTCCTTTTGCTTTGAATAAGTCTGATATATCACTGTTGAGCATTTTCTTTTGATAGATAACCTCGTCAAATATATAGCTATCGTTGTACTTGTATAAACCTATCAATGTTGTAGGGTCGTTACTATATCCAAAGTCCATTCCGTAGCACAATAGTCTTGCCTCTGTTGGTAGGTCTATTTCTTTCCAATCGGGTATGCACACGCCATCCAATGAACCTACTTGACCCAATCCATACACCTTCCACCAATTAGACCAATACGTGCTTTCTTTTGCCTTGTCTCGTGCTGATTCAATATCTGCTACAATCGTATCGGGTAGTGCTTCGTTGTCTAAGTATGTGAGTGTGATAAAGTCTGCATCGTCGTTTCCAACTACTTCGGTATGCGGCCAAAAGTTTGCAGTCGGGTTGAAGTCAATCCAAATGTCCCCGCTTGTTCTTATCGCCAATTGATTGTAGGCTTCAAATGGTACGTTGTTAGCCTCGTTTACATACAGGACAGTACGTCTTGCCCCACGTAGCTTATCGGGTTGCTCTACGCTAAAGAACTCGATATATGACCCGTTTGTGAATGTGTACTTTAAAGACGACCTATTCCAATGACTGTCCCTATATCTTCCTGTCATCATCATCAGTTTAAGAAAGTCCTTAATAGCACCCCTACGCAAATGTGGTATTGATTCAGATACAACAGAGATTTCAAGCATATCGTTTTTGGTCGCTTGGTTTATTAACGCTAAAAGAATAGAGAAAGTTTTAGAAGCTGATGTTCCTCCTTGAATTACTTTTTTTCTTCCTCCTAATTCTTGTATTTTTAAAATCTTTTTAAGCGCAGTCGTTATCTCTATGTTAGAGTTATTCATTAAAGTCTATGTTAAATAGTGGTTGCTCTGCGTTTACAGTAACGTCTTTAGTTTCTTTAGGTTTTCCGTACATATAATTCATATACATTTGCAAGGCTTTGAAATCGCCCTCATCAATCTTTGCTTTTAGTTTCTTGATAGCATCATCTTTGTCGATGTGTTTGTTTAGCATCTCAATCAACTGCATTTCTTCTGACTTGCTTTTGCGTCCTGCTTTTCCTTTGTGTCCTTTGTTATTTTTTCTTCCGTCCATAATAATCAAATAAAATCATTATTGATTCTTTAATTTAAAACAATAAAGGTAGCACTATGTTAATTAGATACAATAATAACACAAGTAACCAAAGAGTTAAGAACCTCATAAATCCACGTGAGCCGAGTTTATCTCCATAGCTATACACAAAGAATGCACACCCAAAGAAAATCAATAGGAGTGCTGCTAAAATAACCCTGCGGATGTGTTTCATATTTAAAAATTATATTTGTAGTTGTGTCTCTCTACTTCTATCTTTTGATTTGCAAAACAACTCATTCCGTTTATGTGGCTATCTGTTGGTACAAAGTAATTCCACTTTTTAAATGCGGGAATATAATAGAAAAAGAATGCTGCTCTTTTGCCTGTGTTCTTTTCGTATATTATTGTTGCGGTATGGTCGCTTGTTGGTATTATTTCTTGGATGTGAAATGTTTCGTTGTTGAAATTCTTGCTTCTGTCTTTTTGTGAATATCTACTACATACAACATCAGCAAATTGTTTTAGTTCTTTTGCTATTTGCTTATTCATATTTTCTCGTATATCATTGTTAAAATAATTTGGAAGATTCCTACATAGACAACGTGGTCTACTTCATATGTTTCTTCTCCTTCAAATTCGTAAGGTCTTACTCCGAAGACTAATCCTTTTACCATTCCTATTTTTAACTCCCATCTAAGTAAATTCATATCTGTTTATTTAAAAGTGTTATTGTTAATGCTATGTATATTACTATTAAGGTTATTGCTATTATGTTTTCTTTTTTCATTTGGTTTCTTTTTGTTCTTCGATTTGGTCAAAGATAGTTGTCTGTTTATCCTTTGGCTTGTTCATAAGCCTTTCAAGTATTTCGTCTAAAAATTCCATATATTTATTTTTTACAATCCACAGTGTCCACTATCGCATTCGTTAAAGTCATCGTCAAACAATTCTATTTGAGTGTTCCATTTTATAATGTCTTTATACATTACATCGCTTCTCCATTTTGATTCTTTGGTTTCTTGGTCAGCAAACCATTGCATTTTTTCGGGGTGCTTGTTGCTCATCTTCTTTAATAACAAAGGACTTCTCCAATGGCATCCAACGCAGTTATTCATATAAGCGAATCGAACAGGCTTGTTCTTCCAAAAAACTTCTATATTATCTTTATAAATGTTATCTTTTATCAATGGAAATTCGGGTTTGCAGTATTTGTACTCTTTCCAATTATTCCTACCACTTTTTGACTTTGAGAATGTAGCCTTTACGCTTGTGAAACCATCTTCGTCTGTTTTCTCCATCATTGTGTTCGCTCTCCTTGTTTCGTTTGCTCTATATCCAAACCTCATCTGAACGGGTTCTTTTACTTTTTCGTACATCCAATGAAGTATTGGCGTTGTTTTTAATTCCGTTGTGCAATACCTTGCAATCTTATTAGGCAGGTACTTAGTTCCTTTCTTTGTCTTTATGATTGCATCGTCAAACGTCTTACCTGTTACCCAATCAATCTTCGAGCCTATGAACTGCTCTAAATCTAACATAGTATATATAATCATATCCTCCTCAAGAGTTCCTATGAATTCAGTTCCTAATCTATCAGAAACCATCTGTCTTACTTTTGCATCGGGAAACATACATTTCTTGTCATCTGTACGAACCAAAGAAAACACATTGTAATCCGCAGGGTAATTTGCTGCGATGTAGCTTGATGTTTTTCCTCCACTTAAACTGTTTACTGTTTTCATATCTCTATCCTATTAGTTTTAGTCTATAACCTTGTATTACTTGCTCTAATTCTTTTACTTTTATCTTTAGTTCTTTTATCTGTTGTTCAGCAGTTGGTTTCTTTCCGAACTCTCTGTCAAGCTTTGTGTATATGTTCCAATATTTCTTCTCATATTCAACATCGTACATTGTTTTGTTTACTGCATTCATCACAGTAGCGTGATTTGTTAGTCCTACCGTTTCAGCTAATTCTGTAAACGTCTTGTCTGTGTAGTCTCTACATAGTTTGAAGTATATTGCTCTTGCGTATGTAAAGTGTCTTTTTCTGTTTCTTGAGTTTAGCCGAACGTCAAGTTGTTCCTCTATCGTTTGTTTGATTTCTTCGTGTGTCATTGTTTTAGTTTTTAATTGTTTCTTTTATGTCTTCTATTGCTTCTTTGATTCCTGCACAATGCAAATATAGTTCTTCTTCTTCGTACAAGGTCAATACTTCTTCAAGTTCTTCTATTTCCATTCCTTCCTTGTACAACTCCATCGCATCTCTGTAAGCGTACCAAATCCATTCTTTTTTTTGTTCTTCTGTCATATTGCGTTGGTTCTTAGTTTTAGTAAGTTGTAGCAAAGTATATACTTCTCTCTTGCTTTACTCTTGTATATCTTCTTGTACAGTTCAAACACTTTCCTTTTGAATTGGTATGGTGTTTTGCATTCTTTGAATATCTTCTTGCAGTATGCTTTTCCGTAGCCTTTACAAAAGTTTACATTGTCCGCACTATCGCCAAGTATCATTTGCTCGTGGAAGAAATAGTTTGCTTGTGCTTCTGTGTGCTGCCTGATTGTTTGAGGCTTAG